GTAGACCATATGACCAATAGTGCCGTGAAGTTAGTTAATAGACTTGAGTTCAGCAAAAATAACTTCAATGCAATCAAGAATTGGGGAAGTTAATGAGAACTGCCAGTGAATATCGTAAGTCTCTTGACGAGGGACCAAAGAAGCCGTATAAGTTAGTAATCCTTTCTCACGATGAGGGAGATGATTCTAACGATACGGGTGAACTTATAAAGACTGCCGCCAATGGAATGGGTATTAAAACTTTCCTTGGTGAATTTCGTGGACTATACGAAGAGAATGGAACACTTAATAGTTTTCCTGTTGTAGACGGCTCGACAGAATATCCTACTCCTAAAAGTGTAGGTAGAGGTGAGAGCCAGTATGAAAAACCTTTTCCGATAAGTCCAGAAGATACGATTATTATGGCACGAGGTGTCGGTCGACCAGGATTAAGTGGTAATCATTCTTGGTATGACAAGTGTAAGAAATGGGAACACGAAGGATATACGCTTATTAATGGTACAAAGTGTCACGACCTATGCTCTAATAAAGTAATGACACAGATTATTTTTGAGAGGGAGAATATCAATACACCAAAAACAGTATTGCTTGCCCATTCAGAAGATACAGAAAGGGCATTAAAAGAATTAGGCAGTAAGTTCCCTATCATATTAAAAACTGGTACTGGAACAAATGGTATTGGAGTCATATTAGTTGAAAGTGAGGCATCATTAAAAGCAATGGTGCAGTTGTTGTATAGAGAAAGCGAATTTGCTGACCTACTTTTACAAGAATACATAAAGGCAGATTATGATGTTAGAGTAATAGTATTCAAAGATGAGGTCATAGGGGTAATGAAACGGCCAGTTGTCAAGGGAGATTTTAGAAGTAATGTATCTCAAGGAGCCAAACCAGTACCTCATAAATTAACTAATAATGAAAGAAATGAATCGATTAGAGCGGCCCAAGCAGTTGGTGGTGTGGTAGTTGGAGTTGATTTTATTCCAGGAAAAGATAAACCTTATTTTATTGAAGTAAATAATGTGCCAGGATTAGTTGGAATCGAAGAAGCACTAGAGGGTAGTATTGTGAAAAAATTATTGAACAAACTTAAAGAGATTTAATATGGGAAGTCTACAGACAGAATTAATCAGATACAAGCAATACATCGAGGAAGCGGCGAAGAAGAAGCCCGTGGTGTTTACTTTTGGGCGCTTTAATCCTGTGACAGCAGGACACGAAATTATGGTAGATGCTATTATAAAGGAAGCCAAATCGAGGTCCGGTCAAGCAATGATATTTACCAGTCAGTCTGTAGATAAGCAAAAGAATCCATTGTCTTATAAAGACAAGATAAAATATCTCAAAGTTTTTTGGGGCAATATAATAAAGAAGAATTCCAAAATTAAAACGGCATTCGATGCTCTTAGATGGCTATCGGATGCAGGATACACTAATGTCACGATGGTTGTAGGCTCTGATAGAGTTGCGAAATTTGAGAAATACATTCGACCATACATCAAGCATAAAGACCCAACAAAATCATATGACTTTGACCACTTTGAAGTCATTCAAGCAGGCGTAACAAGAGGCGCTGGTAATGAAATGAGTGCCTCAAAGATGAGAAAGGCTGCCACAGATGGTGACTATGAAGCATATAAAAAGGGAATGCCTAAAGGGGCTTCTGAGAAAGTTACAAAAGCCGTATATGATGCAGTAAGAAAAGGACTCGGTATTAGAGAAGAGTATCTTGAGTTTGGCACAAATAAAACTACGAAGAAATATAAAGCGTGGACTCCAGGAGAACATCCAGCAGAGCCACATATGAAATACCCGGATGCGGCGCACACGGCAATGGAACTCAAAGTAGACCCACATCACAGCGGTTCAGAAGCAAAGAAAAAGGTGAGGGACATCTTGATACCAAAGAAATTAACACACGCATTTAAACGGATGATTCACAAAAAGAGATATATCAATGCCTTGAAGATATACAATGAAATGATGAAGGAATACAAGAAGAATCCTCAAGCAATGCAACAGAAAGGGGCATTCATTACTAATCCTAAAGGGAGAATGCTACAGAAAACAGCAGAAATCGTAGGGGTGAGTATTGGAGAATTGAAGAAGGTCCTTGACAGAAAGACACGATATAACTCGGTAAACGTGGAGAGAAATACTCCATTCAGTGATTATCTATCAGAGGAAATCACCAAAGTGGAGTTGGCCCAAGTAGAGGCATTCGCTGATAAGATTTTCGCCAAAGTCGGTATTGATGTCGAATTCACGAAACATTTCCTAGAAAGGCTCAACGATAAGAGAAACGTCAAGGAGATTAGTGTAGCAGAATTGACTAGGCTATTCAAGCAGACGTACAAGAAGCACGGAAAGAAGATACCTGAACTTGGCAAAGGGGCCCAGGCTGTATTAAACGATACACAGACTCAGTTAAATCTTCCATTTGTGTTGAAATGGGATGAAAAATCCAAGGAATTTGACTTGATTTCCAAGACCATAATGCGTAAGAAGGACTTCAAAACTTCCAATCCAAAATTAAAAGTATAAATAGTAATAAGATGAACGTAGCAAACACATATAAAATGCTTCAAGAAGGGCAATTAGCAGGGGAAATCGACCCCAAAAGTGATGACCCTACTGACCCAACCGTGATGATTCGTGGTTTTGGGTCGATGTTGCTGAGTCAATTAAAGACAGACGTAGAGCAAAAACTAGAGGATTTGCATAAACGTGCCAAGAGAGGCGATTTTGATATGGCGTGGTATCAGATTGCCGGAAAGGGAGGGCTTACGCAGATTCTCCCACACAAACTTCAAGCAATTAAAGACGCTGATGAGGCTATGGAAACGAGAGTGTGGAAACGAAAAATTACAATGTTTAAAAAGGGTAAGTGATGGCAGATAATACAGCATTGATAGAGCAATCTGTCGGAAATGTTTCTGGAGGTTTTACAAAGAGCATTACAGTTGTAGATTCGGGCAATGTCTCGGCCTCTACGTCCACGGGTGATGTTGCGGCCACAATAGAATTTATCGAGAAGATTTACAATTATTTACCGGAACTGGCGTTTGCGACAGTATATGGATTAGTGATGTATGCTTTGGTTCGATGGATAACTGTAAAGATAAAATGAACAAATGCCTCGTAAGATTAAGACTCTTGGTGACGATACGACTATTATATCCATTACGGATATCATAGAGCAAAAGGTCAAGAAAGAAGGAGAGTTAAGGGCGTTTGAAGCACAACTGATAGACCTGTTAGACAAGAAGTACTGGCTGGAGAAAGAGATACAGATACACGAGTTTATTATATCGGCTGTCCGTAATGAGATAACACCACAAGCGTTTATTAAAGGGCTAATAAAGGCAGAACTAAGAAGCGAAAAAGATGAAAAAGTTTAGTCAATTTTTAACAGAGAAGTTAATTCTAATTTCTAATGGAAAGAAATATGGACAAATAGTTTTCCTAGTTGGTGGTTCCGGGTCTGGTAAAGGATTCGCACTGGCCAATTTTATGGAGAAAGAGAAGTTCAAGATACGTGATGTCGATGAGTGGAAAAGCCAATTACAGAGAATGGCTCGAATTAAAGATGACCCAGTAAAATGGGCAGAATTGAAAGCAAAAGGCCATCGGGTTTCTTCAGAGAAATACAAAGAGATTAAAGACCTAGACTTAACAAAGCCCGCAGATGTATTCAAATTTCATAAATATGTAGAAAAACTAGACATTAAGTCCAAGACATTGGATATGATGTTAAGAGACACGCAAGGGAAAGAAAAGGGTACCCTTCCCAATATAATGTTTGATATTACAGCGAAGGTTATCAATGACATTGCGAAGTTTATGCCCCAAATTTTGAAAGCAGGATATGACCCAGCCAATATACATATAGTATGGGTTTTGACTAATTATACACTAGCATTGTCGAACAATTTAGACCCAAAAAGAGGTCGTATTGTGCCAGAAGATATTATGCTGTGGACCCATAAAGGGGCGGCCCAGACGATGTTTGACTATATACAAGGCAAAGGAAAGAAATTAGCGATAAATGGCGCAATTCACGTTATACTAAATAATAGAGAAAATACCATTTATTGGGAAAATGATAAAGGCGAGGAAATAGACGTAATTAAAGATTTCAAATATCTTACTCTTAAAAAGAGGGGTAAGGGTATGATGAAGGAGAAGAGTATTCAGAGGCAACTGTATCAATGGATAGTTGATAATATACCGACTGGAGACTTGCTCAAAGGCCTTATTGATAGAGGTGTCAAGCAGGGACGAAGTAGAAAATGAAAGGTGAAACATTATGAATAAAAAAGAGTTATTAAAATTGTTAGATAAAGGACCTGTTCGTTGTATAATTGACGGCAAAATGAGACAACTGACTCGTGTTGCGGCCACAAAAGAACAGAAAAAAGCGTACTATGATTTGGACAAAGGACCAAACATTGGCGTATGGGATATGGGTTCGGCTGATATAGTCTCTATCCAAAACAAAGATATAGAATCAGTTATTGGCTCAGGTCTGGATACGCCGGACAAATGAACAAACGTCAGAAAGCGATTAGAGACAAAAACAAAGGCCGCATTATGACCGTCGCCGAGTGGGAATATGCTACTGATGATTTTAAACATCTCAGGAAGAAAAAGAAAATGGAAAACACACAATTTAAAGAATATAGAAATATAGTCACTGAGGGCAAGTTTAGCAAATCTCTTATTGCCAAAGCGGTAAAGATTGCAAAGAAAAGCGGTGGTCAAATGACCAAGGCTTGGAAAGAGATTGAAAAAATTAAGAAAGGGCTAGGCGATGACCCGATTGTTGCTGATGCTTTACGAGTAGCAAACGAAGAAGTTCAACCAGTAGAAGAAGTCGTTGAAGTTGAAGAAGGTTCTGGTTCATATAAGAAGAATGCCAAAATTAAAGTTCCCCATAAAGGAAAAACGGTAACTGGTAAGGTTGTCAGATATGTTCCTAAGAGAGGAAGTGCGGTAGCCTATTATGTTGTTTATGTTGATGAATATGAGTCTATAGAAGTTCCCGAACACAAGGTAAAACAATATAATGAATCAATTGAAGAATTTAAAGATAGAAAAAAAGGTGTATTTTCTCGGCTATATATTCCAAAAACAGATTTTTCAATGTCTCAGATTAAGAAAGCCATTAAGATTGCAAAACAGATGGGCGGTAATATGACTGGTGCAATGAAAAAGATTGAAAAAATTGCTCAAGGGTTATCAGACCACGAAAAAGTTATGGATGCCTTGAAAGCGGCCAATGAATCATACTACGATGGTATTACTGAAAAAGCCGATAGAAATGAAGTCATTGAATTGAAACTATTCATTGAAAACGACCCTCGATTGTATAAGAGCAAATTAGTTCCAATCGTTAAAAATATCCAGAAGAAGATGAAGTCTGGTAAATATGACCACAAGAAAGCACCAAAGTTATGGATGTATCTTGTTAAAGAAGGTCAGAAGTTATACTCCAAAGAATTTGATGGTTTGAAGTTTGGTACAGACGTTCATAAACAGGTTGCCCAAGAACTCGCTGATGAGTATAGGGATGAAATCGATGCTCAAGGCGGTACGATGTTTGAGTCAAAATTTTATCTTCAGTTCGAGGAGTTTGTATCAGAAGATAAAGAACTCGATGAGGCAACTGGTAATGAAATCAAGAAGTATATGAAAGAGAAATGGTCTGTGGCAGTTAAAGCGTCCAAGGTTGGCAGTAAGCATATGAGAGCCGTCGGCAAAATGCCTAATGACTTCAGAAAAGAAATCATTGATAAATTTATGCCCAAAGCCAAGATACTGAATAAGGACAATATCAATTATGGCAATATTATGGATAATATGGTCACGCTCCGCACAGAAGAGTGGGACAAACTACTTAAGGAAGATGTAGCAACCCCGGAAGATTGGGATGCCCTTCAGGCAGGACTTGATGAAGGCAAATACAAGATAGACCATAAGACGTTTACTTCCGCTGTTCAAGAAGCCCTAAAAGTAGCGGATAAAGCAGGGTATGAAGTTGACGAAGATGATTATTTTCATACAGTCGCTACCGGCCCTAAGAAACCTAGTGAAGGCAAGACGAATAAATATTCAGTCGCTTTAACTAAGAGGGGCAAACCACAAAAGAAAGCATTACAGATTCAAATCTATGGCAAAGGTAAGCACGGATATGAATTGAATTGTTATATTTCATAGGAGAATATTATGGAACTTAAAAATATGAAACCAGACGAAAAAATACTTGCAAGAGCAAAAGAGCAAAACGTATTGCTCAAGGCGGCGCTTAAATACAGAGAGAATGTACCTACCTTTAAAGATAGAAAAGCCACTCCCTCTGCTAAAATTATTGAGGAACTAGAGAATGGCAAAGACTAAAAGTGAGTTAAAAAAACTAACTAAAGTTCAACTAGAGAAGTATGGACGAACAGTTGGGATTGAATTGGACCGTCGCTTGAAGAAATCGACATTACTAACCCAATTGGAAGAGCATATGAAAATACCTGGAGTAATCAAAACTGTAGTTAATAGAGTAAAAGCGGCCGTATCGGGCGCTGTTACCGGCGAAGTCCTTCTTCGAGACCGTAAAACTGGAAAATTTTACCAAGGCAAAAGGCCATCTGGAGATAAAAACGGACGACACGCTGGAGTACCCTACTGGGAGGTATAATGAGTTTTATTAAGGTAGTTGATACTGTTATTACCCAAGAGATTAAACCTAAAGTACGAAATCACCAGATTGTAAACATTGAGAGAATAGATGATGATAAAACAGCCAAAGGAGAATTACTTTCCGAAACTGAACAATCAGAATATGATGTTCTATATGGCGACCCATTACAAGTACAAACAGGCTGATGGTACTGACGAATTCTTGGATGATATCCATAGAATAAAGTATATTAAAAGGCTAATCTCCAAGTATGTTGATACAGGAGAGTTGAAGAGTAGATTGCTGATGAACCACTTAGTGGTTCTAGTGAATATTTTCGGGGCATTTCCGTGTACACGTATATTGATGTACAGAATTGACCAGAAATATCACGAGATAGTTGCTACGTTCTTAGATGAACTAAATGCCTTAGGGCCTGAGATGAAAAAGTTGGTAACAATTGATGAAAAAGTAAGAGATATTATAAGAGAAGAGATGAAATGAGCGAACAACTATTGGAAGAAAAAGGACAAGGTCGCGGGTCAGCAATGATGGACCTGTACTTTGTGTATAAGTTCGCTAAGTTTATTGCGATGCCTTGGGAAGATTGGGAAGCGTTTAAGTTAGGTATTATCGATGAGAAGGGTAATGTTATTAAGAAAAGCAGAACCACTACCAACGAGAAAAATAACTATACTCTATTTCATAGACTTCTCCGTAAATTGAAGCAGTTACTTGAAAAAGTCCCCGGAATGAAGGGTAAGTTGGGGAAAGCAGTTGCCGCGTATTTTCTATTTAAAGAATCAATGGTAATGCACGGTGCAAATGGTGATTTGTTGGATGAAGCGTTTGTCCATCACGTCAATGATATAATGAGTCTGGATGAATCTCTGCAAGTTAAAGCACTGATGCAACAGCACGTACTTTTGGAGAAATTGAAATGAGTATACAAGAAGCCAATGTTGCTGGTGACGGAATCGCACCAGTAAGTATGCAAAAAGACATACCTCTATTTACAAAGCCGAACGGAAAGGCGTTTGGGAGTAATTATTGGACAGCACCTGACAGTGATACATATAATGGTATAAGACTTGGAAGAAACAAATATCAACGATGGAATGCGTTTGTTGGAAAATCTACTTGGGCAAAAGGCGTTTCTGCATATGCTAAGTTGTATCCTAAAGGCGGTATGCTGATGAAACATCCCGACCATCCAGTCTTCCAGGTGATTAGACGATAGGCGGATAATGAAACTACTATTTTGTAGCAGTGACATAATCCCAGTAATTTGCCCCTTTCGAGACACAACACCAAAAGTTTGTTGCTGTACCTGTCCATTGAAATGGGAATGTCACCAAAAGCAAAAGGAAATTGCCGAGGCGAATAACGATTATAGCAATATTCTGCCTTGCGTGAAACTCTCCGACGAGGAGGATGACATAGATTATTGCAATTCCTGTGATTATTTGATGTAAATGACTTGACATTATGGTCGAAGTGATGTATAATAGTCAATATGATGGACTATATTGACCAAAAATATATCGGAATTCTAGGCGTTCGACTAGAACAATTCAAGAAAAAGGGTAAAGCCCTCTGGAATTTCAGATGTCCTCTCTGTGGCGACTCAGCCAAAGACAAAATTAAAGCACGTGGCTACATCTTTGAGAATAAAGGTGATGCGTTGTATAAATGTCACAACTGTGGCGTTGCAACAGGATTAGCACAATTAATCGACCACGTATCTCCACCCCTAAAACGTGAGTATACTCTTGAGAAGTTTGGTACTCGAGGCAGACAAGGTAGGAAAATAAAACTTGGCTCTGGAGACCAGACTGATTTTTTCAAGACAAACAAAACTCCTACGTTCACCTCTGACCCACTCAAACATATTACTTGTTTAGACTTGGTGGACATTAATCATCCAGCACGATTATATGTTAAAGAGAGGAAAATACCTCCACACCAATGGGAGAGACTGTACTATACAGAGACTTTTAAAGTCTGGACCAATTCTATGGTCAAGAATAAATTTCCAGATGTGAGTAAAGACGAGGCTCGCCTTATTATTCCATTCTTTGATAAGAGTGGTAAGATTACGGCATTTCAAGGTAGGTCACTGGACCCGAATAATCCAGTACGCTATATAACTATAAAGATGACAGAGGATGCCAAGATATTTGGTCTTGATAAGATAGACGAATCAAAGACAGTATATGTCACAGAGGGACCTATCGATTCATTATTCCTGGATAACGCAATTGCAATGGCAGGCTCAGACCTATCTGCGAATTGTGAACTAAATAGTGAGACAGAATTTGTTATCGTAATGGATAACGAGAATAGAAACAAAGAAATAGTAAAGAAGATTGAGGCATTCATTGAGAAAGGATATTCAGTGTGTGTCTGGGACGAGAGAGTCCAACAAAAGGATATTAACGATATGGTCCTTTCTGGTATGAGTGTCGATGAAGTACAGTCTATGATAAAATCGAGGACATATAAAGGCCTTCAGGCAAAACTGGCCCTTAATGCGTGGAAACGTGTCAAAAAATAGAAAGGTGAGCAACAATGGATTATCTGGCCCTAGCAATTGCCGCGAATGCGGTGACGGCGATAACGATATACCTCCTGACCAAGGGAAATATAAGATATGGGGCTTACACAGGATTCTTCGGACAATGTCTGTGGTTGACGTACATATACGTGACTTCTGCCTGGGGTTTTCTACCGGGAGATATATTTATTTTTGGAATGTACTTAAAGAAAATATGCGGACATCGAATCGTGGAATGCAAAAAGAAAAAGAAAGTTAAGTATTTATCAGGTGTAGGAAGAGAGGTATTATAGTGCCATTTTTTGATTTTGAATGTAAGAAGTGTGGTAAAGTAGTCAACGAGTTGATGCCTTGGTCCAAAACTATGCACAAGAAAGTACCCAAGTGCGAGTGTGGAGCAAAGAATTTTAAACATATAATTACAGTTAGTTGGCAATATACCAGAGATTTGTCTGGGAAAAAGGTATCAAAAGAAGAACGAGAAGCGGAAAAGTTAATAAGGAAATAAATATGGCACAAAGTGAATGGGATTTAGTAATGCAGGCCTACTATAAGACGGCCGCAAGAAAAATACAGTATAATAAAGAACTAGACGGCCGACACAAAGTTGTTTTTGGTACCGAATATGGCACCAAAATGACTTGTGACGAGATACAAGAAATATATAAATCAGGTGGATTTATTATCGATGTGCGTAATCCAGTAGATTATCTTTCGGGCGGAAGATTACACAATTCGACCAATGTGCCTGAGAGCAAACTTATTCATTGGGTACGTGACCACAAAGACATAACAGAAAATACAGCAATTCTTGTGTATTCTAATTCGGGCAACCTCGCCCAAACCGCACTGCGGGATTTAAATGATTACGGTTATAAAAACGTAACAAATATTGGTACACACAAGTGGTACCCTATGTGTAGTTAATTTTCATTATAAATACGACTTAGATAATAAGGAGTATTTCTTTCTATGATAATAATAAGTGTGCAGTGTGACGAATGTCAGGCGACTTGCACAATAGAACACGACCTAGACGAAGAATTATATACTATAGAAGTCTGTCCATTTTGCTCTAGCAAAAATGTTGACATTGATATTGATGAAGAAGTCATATGATTATTGGAATAGATTATTCTATGACATCGCCCGCCGTTTGTGTCGCTCAAACCCCTTTTCGATACAACAACTGCAAGTTTATGTTTATCACAAAGAACAAAAAACTTGCGACCAACATCGCCCCTAATATAGAAGGTATTCTTTTATATGAATACGGCGACAATCTAGAAAGATTTACCCACCTCGCCAATCAGACTGTTGAGTGGATTATGCAACAGCCAGGAGCCCTTATAAGACGGAATCATATTGGAATCGAAGGCTATGCTTTTGGTGCCAAAGGGCAAGTATTCAATATTGGTGAAAACACTGGAATACTCAAATTTAAACTAGCAGAAAGAGTTGCTAACACAATGAGTGTTTTCGCACCATCCGAAATAAAGAAATTCGCAACTGGAAAAGGAAACGCTAATAAGATGTTAATGTACGAAGCGTTTGTTGAAGAGACTGGAGACGACCTTGCTAATTTGTTTGAAATTGATGATTATAGTGGACAATCTCCTCTCTCCGATATTATTGACTCTTATTATATAGCAAAATACCGCGACCAAAACTCATAAATATCTATATGAGTGAAGAAAATCAAGATATCCTAACGTATAGGCCTATCCAGGAATGGACAGGGTATATAGTCGATTTCGGAATGCCCACCCACGATGGCAATAAGAGTTTGACAGAAATAGTCACCTCTTCTAATAGTGCCTTAGAAGCGACAAAACGGGCAATGGAACTTTCTTTCTTCTCTGATACTCTGGCACCTGCTAGGTCACCAGAGAAATTAGAGATTGTTCGTATGTTCTTTGGTGGTGATATCGGAGGAAACCTCGCTCAGTTAGACCTGGCCGTCTATGAAGAAGCGTTGATTTCTCATTTCATCGAGTCTTTCTTTTCAGTATCAATGCCTGAATTTTCAGGTACAAAATCTTATCTAGTTTCTTGGGCTGAGTATAAACAAGGCGTAGGCTTTGTAGATTTTCATCAAATACCACATATAACGGATGTTCGTAATCCCATCGGTCTTTTATCAAACTATGGCACTGTTTCAAGTCCTGGTAATTGGGACTGGGATGGAATGCCGTGGCTTCAAATTTGGTGGGACCCTATTGCTGATTTTCA